TCCGTGATCAGGCCGAAGATGGAATCCCGCGGCAGGTTCGAAGAGGAAGGGTCGCTCATCAGCAGCACGTTGGTGGTCTTGCCCTTGACGCGATCGAGGCGCTCGATCAGGCCGTAGCGCTGCGTGCCGCCGAGGAAGTCGAACGACAGCGCGACGCTGCGGAAATTGTTGTCCGGCCAGGTCAGCGTGATGCCGGAGGAGGTCTTCGCGACCCGGCTGCGGTCGGTGTGCTGGAAGGTACCCCCCGGCACGAAGTTGTAGGCAAACGATTCCGATAGCCCGTCGAGAATGCAGCCGGCCTCGACAAACGTTCCGGCAGGATCGAAAATATCGACGCGCACGTAGCGCCACGGTGCAGGTGCGGAGAGCTGCCAGAGCAACGCGCCGTAGCTCACGTCGAAATGCGGGTCTCCGTTCGAGAGCGTGCCGGTATCCAGCACGTCGCCGGCAGCACCGGTGGAATCGATCGTCGAGAGCCGAAGGCGGATCGTCGCACCGGCGCTGCAGGTCAGCCCGCAGATCAGCACGGTATCGGCGTTGATCGACGCGCCCTTGTCCAGGATGAAATAGTCGGCATTGGTCAGGCTGCGCCAGCGCTTCGAGGGATGCGGCGTCAAGAGGTTCTGCGCCGGCATGATCAGCACCTGGCTTGAGGCCGCGACCGTGCCCGATATCGCGAGATTGTCGATGACGAGCGCGGCGCTACCCATAGGCGGCGATCTCCACGCCGTCGAAGCCGCCACTTGCGGTGAAATCGACGTTGATGTTGGTTTCGACGATCGTCATCAGGCGCCCGAACGGCAGATCGAAACGGGGATGGGTGACCATGATGACGTCGCCGATGTCGCGGCGAAGCCCGCGGCGCGGCACCAGCATGCGGTAGATCGCCCGCGTGGTCTTGAACAGGTTGATGCGGCGCGTGGCCTCCGCCTGCGCGTCCGCCTGGTTGGAGAAATAGGCCACGATCGGGTTGCGGTCCTGCGCGAACGGATGGTCGGCCTGGATCGAGGGCGAGTCCGCCTCCGCCAGGCGGGAGTCCGCCGCCAGGAACGAGCGCCGCGCGGCCGTGACGGATCCTGCAAGGTCTGTGGTCTGCACCGTCCAGCAGCGCTGATATGGCACCCGCCAGCGCCAGGGCGGCGGCTGGTAGGCCGTCGGCAGCGGCTGGCGCTTGATATCCGGCGAGAGCATGTCGTCGCGCGTGTAGCTCGCCAGCGGCGTCCCTGACGGCGCCTGGAAGATGCGCACCTCGAAGGTGCCATCGAGCTTGTGGCCGCCCCAGCCGCCGATACCGCCCATGATGTTCTGGATGAAGGCCGCGACCGTCAGATTATCGTCGGGCCCGATGAAGACGTCGATCGGCGCCGGCTGCAAACTGTTCAGCGCCGTGAACGAAGCCGTATCGATGTCGCCGGGATCAGCCAGCGCCGTGCGGTTGTCGAGCGCCCAGCGCACGATATCGGCCGTGGTCGTGATATAGCTCGACGTGTTCTCGCCCTTGACATCCGCCGTCACGGTGCCCGCCGGCGTCGAGCCCAGCTTGAACATCCCGACCGCCTTGGCGGTCGCATAGGTGCCCGCAGTGACGCTCGCCGCCGCGAGCAGCGCGTAGGTTGCGTAATCGGTCCCCGCCGTCAGCGCCGCGCCGCGGTCATAGACCGCGTCGATCGACTGCATCGAACCGTCGTGGCACTGGTAGATCAGAAGCGATGGCACCAGCAGCACCGGCGAGATATTCATCGCATTGCCGAACACCAGCGGCTTGCGTTTTCCCGAAAGGTCGCTGCCGCCATCGGCCGCGCCGGTCCCGCCATAGACATTGGTCTGTAGCGGGACTTCGAGCTTGTAGGAGAAATCGACGAGATCGACCGTGATGTTGTCGGTGTTGATGTCCCAATCCTTGGCGGTGACCCGCGCCACCGTGAAAGTCTTGTCATAGGACGCGTCCCGCCGCCCGACCCGCACCGTGATCGGTCGGCCGTCGATCGCATAGGACAGCGGCAGGAAGTCGTAACTGGCGTCGATGTTGTTGATCACGAGCTGCCCCGCCCCGGTGGTGAACTGCCCGATGTCGGACTGCAGGATCGAACGCTGGAACGTGAGCTTTTCCAACCGGCCGTCGAACGGCTGGCTGGACAGCGAATCCGTAGGCAGCGTCGCATAGCCCGCGACATTGGAAACATAGATCAGCAGCGTCAGCGACGCCGACAGATCCATCACCATGTCGAAATAGACGCGGACCTCGTCCCCGCTCGCCGAACAGGGTTGGACGCTGTAACCGTAGGCGGAATACATCATGATCGGTCAGCCAGCACCCAGGGCTCAAGCTCGGCGAAATAGGCGATCGGCGCGTCGTCCTGCTCCAGCATCAGGTCCCACGTCGTCGATCCGACAAAACCGGCGCTGCCTATGCCCGTCACAAAGAGCCTTCCGCCGCCGGCGGCAAAGAACGTCGCCGATGCGGTTCCTGCGGCCTGCAGCCGCGCGCCGGAGCTCGCGAGAAAATTGGTGCTCGCAGCACCTGCCGCGGTCCAGATCGCGCCGCCGGTGCCCAGGAAGGTCGCCGTGCCGGTCCCGGAGACGCTGAGCCTGGTCCCGGCCTTGAACGCCGCGGTGGCAGCGCCAGCCGAGGTAAGGACGCCATGGGTTGCCCCAACGCCCGAGTCCAGGAACGGAAACTTGAGAAATGGCCCGGAAAGAAACATCGGCCGTCAGCCCTCCGGCCTGGCTATCAGCCTTTCAAAAAGACGATCAGCTCTCGGTGATCGTCGAGCCCGTCACGATCACCGGTGTGACGCCGTTGGCGACCACAATCGCGGGCGACAGCGCGCCGGAATAGAGGATCTTGCCCGTGCCGCTCGAGGCCGTGCCGACCGAGGCAAACAACGCCGTACCGCCGGCGCCGGCCGTCATCAGCCCGAAATTGATGTCGGCTCCCGGCGAGACGCTGGCGCTCGTTACCGTCCAGCCGCCCGGGGTGCGCGCCACCGCAACGCGTGCATAACCCGTGTAGGAAATCTCATTGCTGGTCTGGTTGCCCGCCGCCGTTGGATCGGCCGTATGCAGCGCGACAAAGAGATTGGTCAGCGGCGAGGACGCCGCATTGTCCGCGATGTTGGCGATCGGCGTCGCGTTAAACAAAAGTTTCAAGAGGTCGTTATCGTAAACCGCGCCCTTGCCCATGGTGCCGGGTGCTCCTCGTTCGAGATAAAATCAGGAAAGGATCAGGTCAGCCTCAGCCGCAGCTGGCTGACAGGAATCTGCAGCGGCTGACCCGTCGTGATGGTACGAGGCGTCGACGGCGCACCACTGATCAGCATGTGGCCGCCGGAGGCGCCATCCATCGCGCCGAAGAAGGTGATCGTGCCCCAGTCGGCCGATGCCGGCCCGAACGTGATCGCCGTAGTGTTGACCGAAAATCCCGTCGTGTCGGCCGCGCCCATCACACCGGAAAGCGATTGGCGCGCGTAGCCGCCGGCGGTCACCTCCGACGTCAGCGAGCCCGTTTCGGTCGGATCGGCCGTGAACAGCGCGAGATAGAGCGTCGGCGGCGAAAAGGGCGCGATGCCCGTCAGATCGTCGATCGCCTTCTTCCGGTAGTAGTCGGTCCCGCTCACGTCATCTCCGACAGCGCCGCTTCGCGCGTCGCGTAATCCAGCTGGATCGCCTCGATCTGCGCATCGATTGCCCGCCGATCGGCGATCAATTTCTTGTCCGCATCAGTCTGCGGATCGGCGCGCAGCGCGCGGCCATAGGTGATGTCCATCAGCCGGCGTTTTTCGGGCGCGATCAGCTTTGCGATCTCTTCCTGCTCCTGTTTGCGCAGATCGGCCATCGCCGCCGCCTTGCGCTCCGCCAGTGTCGGAGGCGGCGGATCGTCATTCACGATCTCATAGTCGGCGATGAAGTCGTCCGGCTTCTGATCTTCGATCGGATGCGACACGCGGCGGATCGCAGCCTCGACCTCCGGATAGGAATGCGGCGCCGCATCGCCGGTGAAGCGATGCGCTTCGAGCCTTGAAACATGCTTCGCCACTTCCGCCGCGAAGTCATAGCCGAGCGCCGCGACACGCGATTTTGCGATTTGATAGGTCATGCGGCTGCCTTGTCACTCGGCCGCAGCGGCTTGCCACGACTTCCTTCGACGGCGACGGCGATGCGATCAAGGCGCTTGCCGAGGTCGGCCACGCCGGTCTGCAACGCGACGATCTGCGCCTGCCCCACTTGCGCGAACACCTGCGAGAGCGCGGTGGTCTGGGTCTGGAAATATTGCGCCGTGTTGTCGTTAGCCGCTGCCGCCTGCGGCATCACTACGCCCGGTACGCCTGCCGCGCTGGAAACCGACGTCGTGGACGATCCCAGCGTCGACGTCGACGACGAGAATGCAGATATGCCGGCGACGTTCTGGAGCGCCGAGGTCACGGCGTCGTAGATGCTGGAATAGCCTGCCGACGACGCGAAGAAGTTCTGGGCCTGCGTCAGATAATCCGAGGCCGATGACGTGAGTTGTCCAGCCTTCGAAGTGTCACCACCCTGCACTGCCGCCAGCGTCTGCTGGAACGTCTGCGCCGCTGCCGCAAGTTTCTGTTCCGGAGAAAGCGTCGAGAGGCTGCCGGTCCGGAGTGAGGCGAGATATTGCGAGATCTGATCCTGCAAGTCCTTCAGGCTGCCCGTGAACTGATGCACCACACCGGTCAGTTGCGGGAATTGCGCCAGCAGCGAATTGAAGGCATCGCCCGTGAGCTGCGCGCCATCCACGATCGATTGCGCCGCCGCGCTGAAATAGGTCGCGACCTGTGACGGATTGGAGCCCAACGCCGCGCTGTCGCCGAGAAGCTGAGTGCGCTGGTCGATCAGGCTTTGGAGATCATTGAGATAGCCCTTGCCGGTCGCTGTATTGATCTTGCTCTGCAGGTCCGCATCGAACGAAGCCTTGACCTTGGCGACGGCCGCCGCCACGTCGGTTGCGACCTCAGCGGTCGAGGAGCCCAGCGCCTTCAATGCGTCGTTGAGCGCATTGCCGGCCTTCTGCACCGCCGTCAGCTGCTGCACCACGCTCGACTGGCTGTCCTCGCCGAGCGCCTGCAGCGCCGTCCGGGAATCCGTCACCGATTTGTTGACGATCGCGAGCCGCTGCACCGCCAGCGACTTTTCGAGGTCCACCATCGCCTGGCCGCCGGCCTGCTGCTCCTGCTCGCGCTGCTGCTGGGCCTGCAGGTCAAACGCCTGCAGCTGGCCGGAAAGCGTGGACTGGTCGACCAGCGCCTGCTGCGCCTGAACCTGGAATTGCTGCTGCCGCTGGAGCGCCTGCTGGCGCTGCTGCTGTTCCTTTTCCTTCTCCGCTTCATCATCCCCGAAGAGGCCGGAGACGATCGCGCCGACGCCCTCGATCCCCGCCTGGACATAATTGCCGGAGAAGAGGTCAGTGAAGGCCTTCGTGGTGAGCGCCGTCGAAAGGTTCCGCGCGGCATTGCCGAGTGAACTCATCAGCGAATTGCCGCTGCGCAAGCCCGAGACCAGGTCAGTCGCGAACGAAGCGCCCGACGATTTCAACGTATCGAGGATGCCCGAATAGGTATCGGCCTGTGTCTTGGCCTTTGCGAATGCATCCGCCGATTGCTGAAGCTGCGCGATCTGATCGGCTGTCAACGGATGGCCGGCGGCGATCGCCTCGTTGATCTTGGTCTGCACGATCTGATAGGCCGTCGCGGCCTGCGTCGACATCGTCAGCGTGGCGATCTTGACCTTCTCGGCGTCGGTCTGGGCATCGATATGGAAGGTCCCGAGCGTCTGCGAGGCCGTCAGCGCAAGCTGCTTCTGGATCATCGCATCGGTGATCTGCGGATTCTGCAGCTGCAGCTTCTGCAGCTGCAGCTGCTTCGCCGCCACCACATCGGCGACGGTCGCCGAAGCGCCGAGCGCGGACATATAGGCACTCTGTGCCGCGATCGCCGCGTCCAGCCGCGCGCCCTGGATGGCCCGATTATAGGTCTCCTGGGTGATGGTGTGATTGGCGAGGTCGACATTGAGCTGTTTGGTCGTGGCGTCGAGATGCTCCTGCGCCGTCGCTACTGATCCCAGGGCCGCAACGAGGGCCTTGGCCTGCGTTGCCTGCACGCCAAGGGATGCAGCAGTCGCTGCGGTATTGGACTTGTCGACAGCGCTGAAGGTCGCGTCGAAGTTCGGTGCCGGCGGTAGCGCGGACGGTGCCGACGGGGATCCCGCGCCGGCGCCATGGGACGTGAACAGCGAACTGACAGCCGCGCCTGCAACCTGAAGCGGCAGGGGAATAAGTACCTTCGCCACGGCGCCGAGCACCGTCGATGTCGACGGCGAGCTGATGAAATCGGTGAACTTCTTCCAGTCCTCCGAAACCGTGAACGCCTTTGCGTATTGAGAGATCGCGAGCATGTTCTCGGCAAAGTTCTTTTCCGAGGTCAGGATCTGCGTCGTGAAAATGCTCTGGAAGTTGTGCGATGCCGCTTCCGTCGCGCTGTTGATCTGGACGGTCAATTGCGCCCAGCGCTTGATCTGTTCCTGCGAGATGGCATCCTCGGAATTGGCAGCCTGAAGGCCAGCAATGCCGCCGGCGTTCGCCGTGGCCAGCAGCACGCCGCCTTCCGCGGCGCCGCCACGGCCGAACGCCGCGCGTGCGATCAGGGCCTGCTGCTGCTTGTCGGCCTGGGCATAGGCTTGCGCCAGGAGATTCCACGCCGTCGCGGAATCCTTGGTGACGGAAAGCTGGTTCACCAGCGACGGGTTGACCTTCTGCAATTGCGTATAGAGGCTGCCCGTGCCGTCGCGCAATTGACCCAAGCTGACGGAAAACTTCTCGAAGGCAGCGATGTTGTCGCTCGCCGAGACGCCGACGCTCGCGGCCGCCTCATTGAGCCCTTGCAGCTGCACGGTGTTGATCCCAATCACGTTGGCCGCGTTCTGTAGCTGGGTGGCCCATCGGCCCGCTTCCTCGGCTTGCTCCTTGAGCTTGTCCAGCGCGAGGATGGCGACGCCGACGGCGGCGCCGACCGCCAGGCCAATGGGACCGATTGCCCGCAACGCCGATCCCATCGGGCCGAGCTCGCTGGTCAATTCGGTCGCCTTGTCCTTTGCGCTCTCCAGCCCTTTCTCGAATAGCGATTGGCTGCCGGTGGCCTCGTCATAGCGCTGCTTGGCCGCGGCGAGCACGGCATTGGCGCGATCGGTCAGGGCCGGGTTTTGCGCGACCGCGGCATTCACGGTGCTTTGAATCTTCGCATAATCCTGCTGCGCCTTGACGCCATCGACCAGGCGCCGCTCGATCGAGGCGAATTTCGAATCCAGCGACGCTGTCGATTTCTCCGTCGCGGCAGATGCCACCGTGACCGCGCCATAGGCCTGCGCCAGCGCGTTCATGGAATCGGCAGCCTCGTCCGTGCCGGGCGCGGACGTCTGGATCTGAAGCCGGGAGATTGCGTCTTGCGCGTCTGCCATCACGAGCCCTTGAGAGAGACTTCGATCGCCGGATAGGTGATCTCGGTCCCCGATCTATTCCTGATGCGCTTTCGTCCGCGCGAGGAGCGCGAGATGGCATCATTCTTCAAGCGATAGCCGTTGGTCAGGCTGATGAAGGTCGACCTGACCTTGGCGATATTGCCGAACCGCGAGGCGGCGTCTTTCGCCGTGCGCTCTGCGATCCGGTTCGGCACCTGCACCACGAAGGGACGTCCGCTTTTCGTCAGACCAACTTCGATCTTGCGCGCGTAAGGCACTTCATTGACGAACGTATAGGTCTCAGCACCCGGCACCGCCTCACCCTGACCGACCTCGACGCCATCCGCCAGAAGCGTCCAGCTGTCGCGATATTTTCCCGATTGAACCGGTGACCGTTCTCTCAAGGTGTCGCCGATCCAGACCAGCACGTCCGTGATCAGCTCATACTCGACAATGATCGAGCCGCCATCGGGCTTCACGTCCGTGAGCGCCGCGCCTTGCCTTCCATCCACCGTGATCGTGCGGGGTGGCAGGCGGCCCAGGACGCGGCGGTTGGTGGCGTCGGCTTCGGCGATGGCTCCCTGTGCAAAGCTCGCCACGGCCTGTTTCTGGGCTTCCGGCGAGATGGTATTCGCGACCAGAAGCTTGATCGTCTCCGCCAGCGGCGTGATCCGGGTTTTGACGGCCATCACTTCCGGTTCTTAGTTTGGAGGAGGAGCCTTCGGCTTCTCTTCCGACAGGATTTCCGCCCGCTTCTGACCTAACCGCACCAACGTTCGCGCCTCCCGCGGCTCAAGGTCGACACCCATCTGCCGCGCCCAGGATTCCAGCCCTTCCCAGGTCACCACCGACGGCGCCATCCCGGTGACCGCAAGCCCGCTGGCGAGCTCGCAGAACCAGTTCCAGACGTATCGCAATGCGGGCGGACATTCCGGGCCATCATCTGCAAGCGATGTTCTGGGCTTGATGCCGAGCGCGGCAAACTGCTTAGCGGCGCTCGCCTTGTGATCGCCTTCGGAGGCGCCGTCGGCTAACTTGCGGCCGTCTCGGAATTCGTGCTCGGCGTAGGCGTAGAGCCCGGCGCAGAGCGCTTCATAAAATTTGCCGCATCATTCGCGGCAACCCAGGGCTGGATGAACAACCAGTTCATACCCGGCGCGGAATAAAGTTCCTTGGCATTCTCCGCCGTGCAAGGCACGTCGATCTTCTCCAGCGAGACCGGATCGACCAGGTACCAGGCCTTGGTCAACGCGGCACACTTCGCAATGTTCTGCTCGAGCTGATCGACCTCATCGACGCCGCTGCGGCTGCGGCGCGCGCGGCGGAACGCGGCGGCGCGCTCTTCCTTGTCGAAGGCGCGACCCGCCTCGCCATCCGACGGCAATACCTCGATCCAGGCAAGGTTGCCGTCCTTGTCGCGGATCGGCTTGTCGGTCGCGGGATAGATGATCTCGACGCGATGGACATCGGCCGGCGCTGCGGCCAGCGAACCGAATTTACCCATGTGGTTTTTCCTTTGGCGGAAGGGCGATCGGAGAGGCCCGCCAGCCCCTCCGAATCTGTTGCGCAACAGCCCGGTTAGGCGCGCATCACTGCGTGGCCAGCCGTGCTTGTATCCCCTAGCGGCGGGGATCGGTATCAGGTCGCTTCGGTATCGACGATGCGGATCGTCGTCGCCTCATCGCCCGGGCTCGTACCGAGACCTTTCAGTGCCTGGAACGGCAGCGTCACCGCCTGGCCGCCTTCGCCGGAGGTTGCAACGTCGGCATCGCTGAACTTCACGCGCGGAAGATAGACCGACATCGCCGGAGAATTGACCGCCGACGTCGTGGTGAGATAAGCGAGAATAGACACCTCGCTTTCGTTGATGAAGTCCGCCACCAGCGTGGAGTCCTGGAAGAACGCGGTTGCCTGCCCCGTGACGTTGGCGCGGCCGAGGAAGATTTCCGGCACAAAGTTCTGACCGACCACGGCATCTGCGGACGGACTCAAGTCCAGCTTGATGTTGAGCCCGGTAACGACGCCAACGGTGGAACCGCCGACGATCAGAAGCCCGTTGACGGCCGCGATCAGGCCGGTCGTGGTTTCGGAAGCAGGCGCGGTATAGAAAGGCGCCGAGCCGCCGGAACCGACCACCATGTCGCGCCCCATGAACGGCACTTCCATCGTCGCCATGCCGGTCGCGGGAAGGTTCATGGTGAAACCGCCGGCGCGGCATTCGGTGAACAGCCGTGAGATATCGATATCGGAGTTGTAGATCTCGATTCCGAACTTGCGCGAGATGAAGCCCGACGACGGCACGTAGATCGACTTGCCGGTGTTCGTCAGCGAGAACGACGCGTCCGCCGTCATCGTATCCGGCGCGGGAAACACCGAGATGTTGCGGTTAGTGGTGCCGCCAAATCCGGTGACCAGGAAGTTCTTGGCGTTGTTGCCGGCGTCCGACAGATTGGTCGCACGCAGGATGTCGCCGATCCGCCAGCCGAGTGCGACGGGGTCGCCGCCGGCTGCCATGAATTTGCTGGTGGCGTTGTCGGCGGCGATGCTGGTCAGTGCCGACGGTCCGAGGGGGATCAGCGCGGCCGACTTCGTGCCGCGACACGACGCCTCGATGAAATCGAACCATGTCGCGGGCGAAAGCTCACCCGTGATCGACCCGGTGACGCTGCGCTTGCCGTGACGGTAATCCGCGATCTGACGATCGGTCCGGATTTCGTTCGATTGATAGGTGTCCTTGGCGAGCTTCAGAGACGAGGAGACGCGGCGCAGGATCTGTCCGCCGGAAGCACCGGGATCCGACGATGGGGTCGGCTCCGCGTTCGACGTGATGACGCCGGTCGCATATGCCTTGTAGCGGATACTGGCTGATACGCCTTCGGCCAA